CCTAAGTCCGCTGCTAAGCGGCCCCATCCATCACCCAAGAAGGGAAATGGCAGCAAGCCCTAGTTAAAACCAAGGGCCAAGATCGTACCACTGATTCACCACGATTCGTCTTACGACTGGTCGTGTACGGCCTCTAAGAGGGTAGGTATTACCCTCTTGAATCGTCGTCCATTTCTGTTGGGCATCACCTAGCAAATTAACGCATGGTGAGAGGCTTCCAGAAATGTTCCACAGTCGGTATAGTAATAATCCGACTTCGTCACTTTTTCCCCGTACGGGGGAAACAGCTGCTTGCAAGGAAATGTATCCTTCGATACCATCCTTTGCAATCGGCGGACACGCCTCGTCGAAATTTGAGACGAATCCGCCGTCGCCCGCTCGGATCTCTGGTGATCTACCCAGGGATATCTTAAATCGTAGTGATTTAGGAACGCTCCGAACGAGTTGAACGAATAGCGGTCGAAACTTGGCATCGCACCCCATACAGTTAAGTACGCGGTGCGACAACAGCCTAACGCCGTTCGCCAGCTTATACACCTCGAAAGGTGTAGTGATCCTCTTCTTCAGGAAGAGCGGTTTGACGTCGACTCCCAAGAAATAATGGCTCCCACAGGACTCCCGGAATGGACCAGACGCAAAGCTTTTCGTCTGATTCACACGGAAACCAAGGAAATCACAAAACTTGGAATAGAGTTCAAAGGCGGCGCTGGGAACGATTACGTCGTCACCATACGCATTAATCCACTTAACTTGGCTTACAAGACCAAGATATTCGGCAACAGAAACAGCCGCCGAGTAGAAGATTAACGATTCTAACGGAAATGTGAAGCCGTTCCCCATACTGGAGAACTTCTCCCACCTCCGCACGTTACCGCCTTCTATGCCGTACGCTGATCTACTTGTGTTCATCCACTCAAACCAGTCAGGGGGTAGTAACTCCCTAACCAACTCGAGGGATATGCTGTCGCTCGCTGAAGAGAAATCAACGGTTGCCAGACCATGCTTTACAGCATGCTTGGCTCTCCATTGATTCACCTCCTGAGAGCGGAGATCAACGCCGTGGAACCTAAGTTTTCGTTGCAGTACCTTGCCGATCCCAAGCTGAAACCAGAGGTTAATTCCTGGCTCAACGCAGATGACTCGGTCCGTTTTCGCGTCCTTAGGTACAGTGACAATAGTGTTCCCTACTTCGAAGTCCGGAAACCCGCGTTCTAGCAGGTTTGCGAACCACAAAGGATAAGCCATCATCAAAGGAACAGATCCCTTTTGAAGGAACCTGCAATCTTCTTGCCTTATCTTTTCAGGCAATGAGGACTTAATGTGGGAGTACAAATCCCGTGTAATTCCAACTTCGCGTTGGAACTTGTTGATCCCGGATGCTTCAGCTCCTTTGATGGAGTTGGTCACACCGGGTCCCCAATTCGCACTGGACAACACCTCACAAACGTCAAAAGCGCCTAGAATCGAAGCAATTTTCCGCTTGGTCGCGTTAAGCAACCAGACGTTCGACCCCTTAAATTGGGGATCGAAAGCTCCGAAACGAAAACGCTTATTCGTATTGCTGCAAAGCTCTTCGAACTCAAGGAACTTTGCTACTGCGATCGCCTTCCGGTCCCAGCCAACCTTTAAAAAGTCAGCCTTAGACAAGAACTTGGTTGCGCAGTATGCATCCCGAAAATCGTTAGCCGTTTTATAGGCTAGCGGGTCGATCTCAAGCTTTGCGAGCTGTTCATGTTCGTTTTCACGATACATTATTAGGCACGCTAGGCTACGAGGACAATCCAGGGATGTGAAGTATTGCTCAATACTGACTGAAGTAACTTCAGCAGGTACACGAAAGTCCGCGAGAAGCTTACCAGCTTCCCGTAAACTAGACTTCTCAGAAGATCTAGGCATGTCGATGTACTCCTTTAGTGGGTTGGCGGAGGTTCTAGCGGTAAAGCTAGTACACGCCTTCCAGGTCGAGGATTGCGGAGATCAACGGAGACCCGGTAGCTTGGGTCGGCGACAGATCCGACGCATAGAGGTTCTTGACCAGCAAGCCGATAACGTAGGACAGAAAGATTCTCCTGTCCGCCGTCGTCGAACGATCCGGTATAAGAAACTCGAGGTTCGAAGTCAGCTCGTAAGCCTTTGTCGGTCCGGGGGTTACCCCATTCGACGCAGGCCCAAGGTCCGACTCCAAAACCGGATACACCAACTTGCCCTGCACGCGGTACACACGGGACGTCTTGGTAGGCGGCCTGTGCGAGAACGTGAAGGATGGATAACCCTCCGGAATACCATCCCGGCGGTCAACCCATTTCGCAATACCCTGCGGTTGTATGATTCCAGCGGGGGAAAACGAACCATCGGTAGCGACGGTGGCCGAGTTTGTGAGCCCAACGATGGGCATCACACTTTGGTCGCCGACGAGTCCCGAATGGTTGTATATGGCAGCGATAGCCGTCATGATTTGGAACTTTCTATCTGAATCGTACGGTTTTCTTTAAAAGAGCAAGACTGTTAGCTAGGTGAATCCCGGAAAATGGGTTCTTAAAAGAAGGCAACACTGGATCAGGCCACTCGGTTAGAGCGACGCGATTCAATGTCACATACTCCTCAGAGTACCCACCACCAGACGCACTTACAGCTATCAGCGACCCTGTACCTTGACCGGTATAGGGTATATGCCCTGACTTCGTTTGTCCAGTAATGGTAACCCTATCAAAAATGGTCTTGCATCCCTTCTCAAACGTTAGCCCGAAGGCTGCGTCCAAGGCGGAGATGTAGTTACCGATAGGGAGGAACCAGTCGTAGACAAAAGACCATGGAAGTAACTCCCAGGCAACAAGAAGGGGGTTGGTAACCCCTACCTGCTTGAGGGTATGATTAACCTCGGAAGTCGACCAGTAAGCCACGTATTTCACCGTGACTTTGCGACGTATCTTAATGAGTATATGGTAAGGGTACGCTTCATTAGCGTTGCTCTCGCCTTCTGCCCATCGAGTTACGCTTGCGGACTTCTCTACCCTGTTCCGAATTTCGCGCAAATTCTTCTGAGCAAGAAGCTCAGCGGAACCGTGCACGTCTTTTAGTAGGGGTAGCCATCCGTACTGGAGTTCCAGCCAGCCATTGGCAACAGCCTGTGACTGGTCTTCTTTCCAACGTTTGGCAAAAGACTTCTGCTTGGAAGCAGGAGCCTTTACACCTAACGCTGATGCCGCACCCGCGAAATTACCCTTTTTAAGAGAGGTAATCGCGCTGACCACACGTTTGATAGTAGAATCAAGCAGACGTGCAGTTTGACGTCTCTCAGCATAGGCCTGAACCAAGTTCACCTTCTGATCCTTTACGGACAAGAGGAGCCTCGATAGGGCCATTTCATTGAGGTGACTAACGTCAATTTCCGGCATCGTTGCTGGAGATAAGTTAGGATACACCTGACTGACATATGCAGAGCCTAGAAGGGCCCCACTAATGTAGATACGGCGGTACTCGGCCTGCCCGTTAGGGAGGTTGCTTTCCACCGTAGTCAGCGTCACTGTACCTTGTGGGTAAGTAGCGCGTCTCAGCATGTAAGAATAAGGGTTCATAGGTAGGTCAAACCTACGAGTAGCCCCACTCTTCACCCCGGAGTAGTAACCGGGGGTCCTAACCCATGTGCGGTTGAGTTCATAGCGAGAAACCAAAATCCCGGAAGCAACGTCTTCGTCGCTGACCACAGTTCCATCGTGGGCAACAACTTTGACATGTTGCACGCCGGTAGGCGCATCGTAAATGTACTCAGTCGGCATGGTCCACCTTCCAAAGGGTTGAAGAACCCCCACAGAAGGCCTTAACCAAAACATCAAGCTCGTTGCTGTGAAGGATTGTAAATAAGAGCAGCACAACTGCTGCCCACCGTTTCCGGTTCTGCACAGCACCTCCGCTTATTGGTTAAGGACAACTGGTACGCTTTTTTAGGCGTATCATGGCTAAAACAGCCACAAAGTACCGCTCGGAACGATGGATGGTCAACGCAACCTGATACGATACGACGGGTATGAGTGTCCCGACGTAGCGTAGAGAAGGAATGCGCCAACCATCCATCTTCTTATCAGGAGACTACTCGGCATTAGGCCGAGTAATTCCACGGTATGAACGTACTGAAAGGGCCATACGGGTGCCACGTCCAATTGTTCTCTTGTAAGAGGCGAATTGGGGTAGTCCCGCTGTTGTAGGCCGCAATCCAGGCGTTCACATCATGCTCCAGCGTAGCCGTGAGGAGCTTGGCTTTCGCGACGATTTCCGCCGCTAGGTCAAGATCCACAACGACGTATACGCCGAAGCACCAAGTGTGGAAGATATGAAGCTTGCTTGCGATAACATAGAGGTCCTTATCTGGCAAACGAGAAAGATCTTCGTAGCCAATAAAGACTCGCCTACCTACACTGAGGTTGGTAGGGTGCAAATCCGGGAACAAGCCGGCGTGTCTTAAAACCACGTCGTAGTTCCTTAGGAACTGCATTACGTCAGCGCGAACATGCGACATATTTTGACTCCTAAAAAAGAGGGCCGAGC